TAGGCTTATTGTTCCTAGAAGAGAACGCCAGAAAGACTGCACTGTCTCTTATGTCACTAGCGGCTAATAAGCCACTGCACCTACCAGACACAGAAAGCACCGAAGACGAACGCTGGGAAGCATTTGAAAACACTATGGGTACTCAGAGAATGTTTCTGTTTGACCACTTCGGCAGCACCAGTGTTGATAACATTGTCGCCCGCTGTCGCTACATGGCTAAAGCGTTAGACACGAAGTATGTGTTTCTTGACCACGTTAGTATTGTTGTATCTGCTCAAAGCAATGGCGATGAGAGAAAGGCGCTGGACGAGATATGCACAAAGCTACGTATGTTAGTGCAAGAGACTGGTATCACATTGTTTATGGTTAGTCACCTAAAGCGTCCAGACGGTAAAGGCCATGAGGAAGGCGCAGCTAGTTCACTGTCGCAGTTGAGAGGCTCTGCATCCATCGCACAGCTATCAGATATGGTGATAGGACTAGAACGTAATGGGCAGGCTGATGACCCTACAGAGCGTAACACCACCTACGTGAGAGTGCTGAAGAATCGCTTTTGCGGCACTACAGGCAAGGCAGGCGGGTTGCTATTTCACCAGGACACTGGTAGAATGAACGAAATCAAAGAGGAAGCACTGTGATGAGATGTGTAGCGTGTAACAAGGCATTAACGGATTTTGAATCTACTAGAAAGTCAGTACAGAGTGGCGATTATTTAGATATGTGCAATGATTGCTACTTTTACACCGACAATGACATTAACACGATTGACAGAGAAGACCTGCGATCAGAATCAGACAACATTGTGGAGAGTCAAGAATATGAGCAAGATTGGAAACTGGGTAGTTGACCTACAGCAGCGTAAAGCTGATATAAAGTATACTAACCCCTACGAAAGACACAGCAACAAAGAAAGCAAAGCGAGTCAGTATTATGTTGATTACACTAGATATAGAAACCAACACTAAGCACGACATTATATGGGTGGCAGTAACTCAGGACGTAGACACTGGCGAGATGCTAGAACACTACAGTGCTGAGACACTAGAACCTGTATTGCGTGACTCGATTGGTGTTATTGGTCACAACATCATAGGCTTTGACGCACCAGTGCTGGAGAAGCAATGGGGATTGACTATAGACCCTAGCAAACTCAAAGACACGCTAGCACGTAGCAGGCTGTGGAATCCGTCACTAGAAGGTGGACACAGTTTAGACTCGTGGGGCAAACGCTTTGGAGATCATAAGATAGACTTTCACGACTACGATGGTGGCCTGTCCGATGAGATGGTGAAGTATTGCAGGCAAGACGTAGCACTCACCACTAGGCTCTATAAACACTTAAACAAACAACTTAAAGACGAAGGATTTAGCGATCAATGCGTAGATTTAGAAGAGAAGGTGTACATCATTACGGCTCAGCAGGAGCGCAACGGCTTCGCTCTCAACGTAGAACAAGCCAGCTCTCTCTGGGTAGAGTTAACACACAAGATGAACCAGATAACACAGGAACTACAGAAGGTGTTTCCACCAATAGTGGAGGAGCGTTGGAGCGAGAAGACAGGGAAGCGCCTGAAGGACAAGGTGACAGAGTTTAACGTAGGCTCGCGTAAACAGATAGCTGAGAGACTGCAAAGCGTAGGTGTTAAGTTTAAACAGAAGACAGAGAAAGGCGCTATCATTGTTAACGAGAAAGTGCTGGAAGGTATCGACATACCAGAAGCTAAGATGATATACGAGTATCTAATGCTACAGAAGAGAACAGCGCAGATAGACTCCTGGTTGTCGTTTGAGAAGGATGGTAGGGTACACGGTAGAGTTATCACTAACGGTGCTGTAACAGGTCGTATGACGCACCACAGCCCCAACATGGCTCAAATCCCGTCAGTGTCTGCACCGTATGGTAAAGAGTGTAGGTCATTCTGGACAGTGCCTGAAGGTTACAAGCTAGTTGGCATTGATGCTAGTGGTCTAGAGCTACGTATGCTTGCACACTACATGCGTGATGATAACTACACCAACGAGATACTAAGCGGCGACATTCACACAGCTAACATGAAAGCAGCAGGGCTAGACTCACGCCTGCAAGCAAAGCGATTTATATACGCTTTCTTATATGGCGCAGGGCCAGCTAAGATAGGTCAGGTAGTTGGTGGTGGTTACAAAGAAGGTGAGAAGCTAATCAACTCTTTCCTACGCAACACACCAGCACTAGACAGTCTTAAAAAGCGTGTAGCGAAGTTCGCCAGTGGCGGTACACTGCCCTCACTAGACGGCAGACGCTTACGTGTAAGAAGTGAACACGCAGCACTAAACACATTGTTACAAGGCGCTGGCGCTGTTGTAATGAAACAGGCGCTGGTGTTACTAGCTGATCGTTTATCGACATACAATATACCACACAAGCTAGTCGCTAACGTGCATGACGAGTTCCAAATAGAAGTACCAGAGTTCTTTGCAAACAATGTAGGCAAAGCAGCAGTAAGCGCCATCAGAGAAGCAGGAGATGTTCTAGAACTGCGCTGCCCTCTAGATGGTGAATATAACGTAGGAAACAATTGGGCTGAAACCCATTGACAAAAGCATGCCAGAAATGGTATAATATACATAGATCAGTTGTGATCTAAAACAGCAACTTTAACAAAGGTGATATTATGAACGAAGCAAAACCAGTAACAATCAACGCAGAGATGATGTGGTCTAACCTACAAGAAGTAAACCGTATGTCAGGTAAGTTTCAAGTAGACTTGGCTCAGTTGTCTAAACCAGCAGTAGAAGCTCTTGAACGACAAGGCTTGAACGTGCGCCGTAAAGACGGTCAAGGTGACTTCATTACCTGTAAGTCTAGCCACCCTATCCGCATCTACGACACAGACGGTGCTGAGATCAAAGGCATTCTAGTAGGCAACGGCTCTAAAGCTAAAGCAGTAATTAGCTACTACGACTGGAAGTCACCAGCAGGTCAAGCAGGACGCAGCCCTACACTGCTCAAGCTAGTAGTCACAGACTTGATTCCTTACAGCGGCGGTGAAGCTGTTGTGGCAGAAGTCAACATGGACGAAGCCTTGTGATTTTAATTGATGCAGACATACTGGTCTACCGTGTAGGCTGGTCGTGTAATGAAAAGTCTGAGAGCGATGCCGTCAACAAGATGGATGATTTAATCGAAGACATTTTAGGTCAGCTTAGTGCTGACAAGGAAACCTCACACTATGTTCTGTATCTCACTGGTAAAGGCAATTTCAGGACAGAATATGCCTCTACCGCTGTTTACAAAGGCAACAGGAAAGACAAGGCAAAGCCAGTACACATACAAGCACTTAGGCAACACCTTATCGACAACTGGGCTGCTGTTGTCACCGAAGGCGAAGAAGCAGATGATGCTATCGCCATTGCAGGAACAACGCACGGTGACAAAGCTATTATGGTGTCCTTGGATAAAGACTTTGACCAGATTCCAGGATGGCACTTTAACTTTGTAAAGAATAAGCGTTACTACGTTACACCAGAAGAAGGTATGCTGTTCTTCTATCGCCAGATACTGATGGGTGACCGTATAGACAACATCATAGGCATTTACGGTATTGGTGAGAAGAAGTCAGCTAAGTTGTTAGAGGACTGTGTTACTGAACAGGACTACTACAACAAGTGCGTAGAGCTTTATGACGGTGACGAAGACAGAGTGATAGAGAATGGTAGGATGCTCTGGCTACGTAGACACGAAGGCGAGATATGGAGTTTCAAAGGTGAGGAATAACGGACGATGGACAGAAGCACGTTTTCGTTCCTTCATTGTTTCAGCACTGCGCGGCGCTCATAGTAAATGGGGTGTCAAGCACGATGCTAAAAAGGCAGCATGGGTGCGTAGAGGAGTGTATAAGTGTGCAGGATGCGGTGCAGAAGGAGCTGCAACTCTACCACCACTGGAAGGACGTAAACGTAAACGAAACAACGCAGCAGTAGATCATATAGACCCAGTTGTAGAACCAGAAGTCGGCTTCGTAGATTGGAACACCTACATAGACAGAATGTTCCTAGAAGCGCCAGGCTATCAAGTGCTGTGTTATAAATGCCATGCTGATAAGACAGCGGCAGAACGACTAAGAAGGAAAAAGAAATGAACCAATTAGATATGTTATCGCGTAACGACAACCCACAAACAAGCCGCATGGCTGCTAAACAGCTATTAGAGTCTGGTGCTTTGGATACTCAAAGAGACTTAGTACATGCTTTTCTAGCCGCTAACGAAGGTCTAACAAGTAGAGAACTAGCTGACCTATCTGAAGGTGATGTACACCAACAACGTCAGCGGTTTAGTCGTAGACTAGGTGATCTGAAGAACATGGGACTAGCCAGACAAGGTGAGATTAGAGTATGTACCGCCTGCAACAGAAAGTGTGTTACTTGGTATTTAACTGAGGAAGTCTACAATGACTAAGCATCTAGTAATACCCGACACACAGGTAAAGCCAGAACATTCTGTTAAGCACTTACGCTGGGCTGGTAAGTACGCAGCAGAGAAGAAGCCAGACGTTATCATCCACATAGGCGATCACTGGGACATGCCTAGTCTAAGCAGCTATGACGTAGGCAAGCGCAGCTTTGAAGGTAGACGCTATACCAAGGACATTGACGCTGGTATTGAAGGCATGGAAGCCTTCCTAGAGCCTATCGTGGCAGAGCAGAACCGCCTGAAGCGCAACAAGGATAAGCAGTGGAAACCACGTATGGTGTTTACTCTAGGCAACCACGAGAACCGTATAGAACGTGCTATAGAGTCTGATCCAAAGATAGACGGTTTAATCAGCTACAAGGATTTTCAGTTAGAAGAGATGGGCTGGGAAGTGTATCCATTCCTACAACCTGTTATCATTGATGACATAGCCTACTGCCACTACTTCACCAGTGGTGTTATGGGCAGACCTGTCAGCAGTGCTAAACTCATGCTTGCTAAGAAGTACATGAGCTGTATAATGGGTCACGTACAAGACAGAGACATTGCCTATGCACGTAAAGCAGACGGTACAAACATCATAGGCTTGTTCTCAGGAATCTACTACCAGCACGATGAAGACTACCTAACACCACAGACTAACGGAAGCTGGTCAGGTATCTGGTTGCTTAACGAAGTTGCTAACGGCGGTTGCGATGAACTACCAGTTAGTATAAACTACTTGAGAGAAAAGTACGGAGACTGACATGGCTCTCACCTATTACGATTTATTAGAAAAGATGATGATGCTGGACGAACTAACAATCATAGAGATATTAGACATAGACTCAGAAGATTTAGTAAACAAGTTCAGTGACCGCATCAACGACAAACTAGAAGAATTATCAGAGGATTTTAAACATGAGCATCAATGACGCAACACGATTTGATTGGGACAGAGTTAGAGATAGGAAGACAGGACTAGAGGCATGGATGCAGGCAGCACACGCTGAAGACTCAGAGCTTTGGGAAGACGAGTCTCTGGAGGACATCATTGCTAGGCAAGATGAAGAGGATATGGTAGGTGCGCCTAAACACTATAACACAGGCAACATAGAGTGTATTGATGCAATAGAGGAATCCATGTCCAGTGTTGCATTCAAAGGCTACCTCAAGGGCAACTGCATGAAGTATCTGTGGCGCTATGACTACAAAGGTAAGCAGGTAGAAGACCTACAGAAAGCTGGTTGGTACTTAAACAAACTAACAGAGATGGTAACAGAGGAGAACACATAATGGATCAGTACCAACAGTTTATACACAAGAGCCGCTATGCACGTTGGTTGCCAGAGGAAGGCAGACGCGAGCGTTGGGACGAGACAGTCAACAGGTATGTAGACTTCTGGAAAGACCGTGGACAGATAGACGACAAGGTAGCTCTAAAGCTCTTTAACGCCATACACAACCTGGAAGTAATGCCTAGCATGCGTTGTATGATGACAGCAGGTGAAGCCTTAGACAAGGACAACGTAGCAGGCTTTAACTGTAGCTACCTAGCCATTGACTCACCACGTAGCTTTGACGAGCTGATGTATGTCTTGATGTGTGGCACAGGTGTAGGCTTCAGTGTAGAGCGTAACTTCATTAACAAGCTACCTCTTGTTGCTGAGTCCTTCCACAAGACAGACAGTGTTATTGTTGTTAGTGACAGCAAGATAGGCTGGGCTTCAGCATTCCGTGAGCTGATAGCTATGCTGTACGCTGGTAAGATACCTACGTGGGACATGAGCAGGGTACGACCAGCAGGTGCTAGACTGAAGACCTTTGGCGGACGTGCAAGCGGACACGAACCACTGCTAGACCTGTTCAACTTCTGTGTAGAGATATTCCAGAAGGCCGCAGGACGTAAGCTAACGAGCATTGAGTGTCACGATGTTGTGTGTAAGATAGCGGACATTGTAGTGGTCGGCGGT